AGGCCAACCATCCATGCCGGGAGTAAGTATGAGGCAAACTCCGACTTTGTATGTCTTGGCGGCATGTTGATGATCAGTCTTTTAATTTTCCCCTGTGCGAGGTCATTAAATTTTTTATTAATTTTTTTATGATGAGAACCTTCAATAAACTCTGGCCAAACGTATTTAACAAAACTTAAAAAGTCTTTTTTAATTACTGGTCTGGCATTGTCTAGTGCTACGCTCTTTTCTAGTTCCAAAAGTCTTGCTTTCTCTTCTGGAGTCAATCCTGAAAAATTTTCCATAAAATTTTTTATAATAAATTTTTTATACCCTATTTTTCAAATGTTGGCTATAAGAGTCTAAATCTTACATATATGTGTATGTTTGGGACCCCTTCTGCTGCTTTGGGTGGGCCCGCCCGAGTTTTCAAGCGAAAAAATCTATATGTTGTGGTACCTCTATTGGTACACACTATGCAAAAATAACATATGCAGTTTGCGAATACCCTTATGGGATTTTAAGGGATTGGCGATTGCACTAGTATCACCGCCAACCCCTAGCGAGAAATCAGAAAGGCATTTCTTCCTGATTATCTTTTTCTTCTTTCACTTCATCAGTTAATACCAATGGTGTTTCCACTATTGTTAAATCAACTTCTTGAAAGTGATATGAAGTATTTTCCCTGTCCTCGTTTAAAGTATCGAGTGCAAGAATTTTTCTCATGGCAGTTTCCATATCATACATTTTTTCTTTATGTATTTCATATCTGTAATTGCCAAGAAATTTATTTTTTTTGATAATAAAGTATTTTTTATTTTTCATAATTTAATACTCCAACTATCTGACGCAGTCCTGTATCCATCTGCATCTATATCAAAATAAGTCATTAACATACGACCATTTTTTGATAGCCAATATCTGCATTTATCTGTCCATAATGCATTTCTTGTTATTGTCTTTTTATCACTTGCTGAATAGTAAGTAATAATAAAGGGTTTATTGTTTATCATTTATTTCTCGCTTTCTATAACCTTTTTGGTTATGGGATATATATAATATATCCCATATCCGATTTCAACAAATTAATTTAGGTTATCCACATTATTTTGTTGTTGTTGCATATATGCAACTCTTTCTGCTATCTTCTGCTCTCTAGTTTTTTCTGTGTTTTTCATTCCCTTAATTCTTTCTGCAAGATTTTTAGGGTTATAAATTACCAAGCCACTAGAGTTTGTTCTGATTACCTCATGGTCTTTAACATCAAGTCCAAGTTCATTAGCTAGTTCTATTCCCTCATCTAGCCACTTATAACCTTTAAGTCCTAACTTGATTTCTTTCATTTGTTTCAAGACACTTTCTATCCATTTTTCATGAGCAATAACAAATTGTCCTTTTTGTTGTTTCCAAGTTATTAAAAACTTGTACTCATCTTCTGAACAAGCAATCGACCTATCTCTACAATAATCTCGACCAATTAAATCGAGTTGATATTTTTCATTCCATTCTCGACCATACTTGGTTTCATTATCTCGACCACCACTTAACCCAAGATATTTTTCATTGTTCTCAACAAACTTTCTTTTGTGTGGGTTATCATCTTTATTTTTTTGTTCGATTAAAATATCTGCATTACAATCTTCTTGTGCGTTGATTTCATCTCTAAACAAAGCAAACCCATACGACAACTCTTTATTTCTGTCGTAATTACTTTCAGTATCAATAGAACCATTTAATCTAAAATCAAAATGACTTTCTATCGGTACATTTTCTTCAATAGTTTTTTCCCCATTGTAGTTTGTTTTTTCTTTTGTTCCAAGATAATGAAAATGGAAACAACTATCTTTTGCAATCGTTGAAACATTTTCAAATTTATTTTGAAGATAATAAGCTTTCTCTACATCTTCTTCTGTGTAGTGTCGTCTTACTATTTTTTCTGCAACTGACCAAGCAGTATCATTGATATCAATTTGATTTGCTTTCAGTTTGTCATACTTTCTTTTTTCTTGAGTATCTTCTTGTTGCAAGTGTACTTTAATTCTATTTGCAATTTTATTTCGATACTCGTTGTTTAGTCTTATTCTAGCCATGTGTCCTCTTTCTTTGTTAATGGTTAATTTAAAATAAATATTTATTTCATCTTGACTTTATTGTCAAGGATATTATATTAAATTCTGTTATTTATAAAAACTTAACACAATGAAAGCTAACCTACGAGAGATAGTGCCAGAGTGGTACACTCGTAGGTTGCAGAAAGAGAGGACAGAAAATGGCACTAAAATATTGCCAAAGTCATAAGTGCCATACTTATGACACAAAGGACAGAAAACGAGGTTCCAAAGGAAATCGTACAAATCAAACTAGAAGAAGAAGTGAGTTTTACTATGGTGGTGGAAATTTTTGCTCAATGAATTGTTATAATGATTGGGCAGAAGAATTTATGGATAGGGCTATCGACCAAATATCAGGGAGATTGCATAAACCTAAAATACTTACAGAAGAAAATGCGTGGCAAAAAAGAAGAAGATATCATTGGGAAGGTGGCAACTATAGAAACAGTTATGTTTGGTATAATATTTTTACTCAAAGATTTATAGAGATTACTGAACAAGAATTTGAAAATCAACAACAACCAATTTTATAGTTTCATCTGTCCTTGATGAACAACCCTAGATTGTTTTTTTACCTTACAATCTAGGGTTGAAAATTTTTTGTTTTTTTTTGGGTGGGCCCGCCCAGTATCAACAAGCCTACAAGCTGTCAAGAAAATTATTTTTATTTTTTTCTTGATTTAATTTTTAATCTAGGATATTCTGGGTTAAATTAATACAGGAGAATAAAAATGGGACTAGATCAATACGCTGGACTTCGAGATAGTAAAGGCGAAGTACACGAAAAGTTTTATTGGAGAAAACATGCTAGACTGCAGGTGTTCATGGCAAAACAGTTCAATAAACAAAAACATGAAAACGAAGATGAACATCTACATAATACTATTGATGATCTGCAACATCTGGGTTTCAATGCTGGTCAAGGTGGTGTTAAGATTACAGAAGAACTAATCAAGGAACTAGAAGAAGAAATAAAAAGCAATTATTGGAATTGCTTTGCAAATGATGGTTTTTTCTGGGGACAACAGTTTCAAGAAGAGGCAATAAAAGAATACAAAGCCCAAGATAAAGAATTTTTAAAATGGGCTAAAGAACAATTAAAAGCTGGTAGGCAAATAGGCTACGATTGTTCTTGGTAAAAAGTTTTGGGGTGTAAGGCACATGCAACCGCACCCCAAAAAAATTTGGGCGTGTTGGGTGAGGAGTAAAAACCTCTATATCACAGGTTGATCGGGGAACCCTCAAACTGATAGTGCGCACGAGTCAGGTAACCTGCGAACCAGCGCCCAAGCTTTTCAAAAAAAAATAAAAGTTGGAGTTAGGTCACAAGCCTCAAGCTTCTGGGTGGGCCCGCCCATAATTCACAAGCTTCAAGCTGTCAAGAAAATTATTTGTGGATAAGTTAAATTTTTTTCTTTTTATTCTAGGATAAAATGTTAAGTTGTAAGATTATAAAAATAAAGGAGAATAAAAAATGAAAACAAAAGAAGTAATATTAGACTCAAGTTTTTTTGAGTTCGATACTTTTAAAGTTGAAAAAAGCAACGAGGGCAATTTTAACATTTATACTGGAAGAGTCGAAGATAAACATCATATCTTTACTCCCCAATTGTCATTTTTTAATTTTGATAATTATAAAGAAGCTCAAGAAATGTGCGATAAATTAAATAGAATAGCGGATAAATATCATGAGGACAGATAAAAGAATAGGAAGGACAAAGATATGAAAACAAAAACAGAAGAGAAAAAATATGAGCGTAAGAACAGGTTCAACGGTGAGTCTGTTATGCTTACAGCAGAAGAAGTAAAAAAGCATGATGAGATATTTATGCATGAGATGATGGCCACATTAGAGGACCGGACTCTTGGGACCGGGGCCAGCAAGCACTGGAAGGAGATGCGAAAGCTCCTGGACTGGTTCAGGCAGCACAACGCCAGCGCTTATATGATTTTACTTGATTAAAAAAATTTCAGGGCAGTAACGCGAAAGCAACTGCCCTGGATACAACCGGGGAACTCTGGGAGCCCTGCAGGCATTAAACCAAATATTGCTTGAGTCTCCGGTTGGCTTTAAAGCCTGCAAGCTTGAGCTGGATAGTAAGTTCAGCTATTGCTTTAGAACTGGTAAGGCTCAAGCTTGACAGGTTACAAGCCAGATAGTATAAGATTTTATAGGAGAATATTATGTTAAAAAAAGAAGCAAGACAAATAACAGGCGGCCTGTCGAAGCCGTCGAAGATGCCTGGACCAGCGCACAATCTGCCGGCCGTGGCGTGTAAGACTGGCGCGAAGCTAGTCAAGATCCCCGGCTCAGTATGTGCAGGCTGTTACGCCCTGAAGGGGAGATATAGATTTAATAATGTACAGGCAGCATTGCAGCGACGCCTGGCAGCGCTCGAGGACCCGCGCTGGGTTGATGCGATGGTTACACTGATCAAGGACCAGGATTGGTTCAGGTGGCATGACTCAGGAGACATCCAGAGTATGAAGCATCTAGAAAATATATTTCTAGTGTGCAAGCGTACAAGCGGGACCAGACACTGGATGCCAACACGTGAAGCGCAATTTTTAAAACAGCTAGACCCGGCCACAATACCGCCAAACTTAATTATTAGAATGTCTTCACACATGATTGACCAGGGACCAGTTAAGTTCTGGCCATGGACGTCGACAGTCACCAGCCAGGACAAGCGCACGTGCCCGGCCCCAGAACAGGGCAACAGCTGCGGCAGCTGCAGGCAATGCTGGGACAGGTCCACACCAAACGTGTGTTATGGTAAACACTAATGACAGACAAACAAAAAGAAATTTTAAAAAAGATTCGGGCGCTGCCTTTACGTAAATACGGAAGCGTCAAGCATAAGCGCCTGATCCAGGAGTATATAAAACATGACCCACACTTTCCATCATCCAAAGTATTACGCTGAGCTCAGGAAGCAGGGTCGCAAGCTTACAAGCTCTCAAGCTTCGAGCGTACAAGCTCCCAACCAGCGCACAAGGGTTCAAGCTTCAAGCCAGAGTCCACAAGCTCCAGGATCCGATGACCAGGGTACAAGCGCACAAGCCCACGGTCCGGGGTGCAAGCAACAAGGATAAATGTATTTTTAGGATGCTTTACGTGAAAGGCTATCTGGTGAGGTGAAAAGCGTATTTTATTACCTTTTGTTACCTTCAATTCCATTGTAAAAAAGTGCTCACTAACAGCATAGCCCAGTAAATCGGGAGTGCCGAGTAAACTACGATTTTCCAATCTATTCCACGAAATTTTTGTAATTTTTCTTTTAAGTTCATTATATAATTTAGCTTCGGGTTTCAGGTGGGTAACCTCAGAGCTAAACTATTCTAATGACTTTGCCCATCTTAGACTTTTCTTTCTCGCAAAGGAAAACTAACCTATGGGTTTCTTTACTACCAATAATTTTATTTTCAAGTAATTTCGCACCAGTAATGTCATAAAATTCTCCATTAGGTAATAGCACTTGACATCTTGAGTCTTGTACTACAGGAGATTTAAAAAATTTCTCTAATGCTTTCTGTAACGTTCTACCTAATACCATAAGTGGGTTGATATATATCCCATATACCTATATATTGCAAGTATGAGTCAAGAAATTGTCGAAAAGAAGGCACAGCCATTAACAGAACTGACAGAAATGCAGAGAAGATTCTGCGAGTATCTTATCTTTAACGAAGGTAGAACCACTCACCAAGACGCTGCTTTGTATGCTGGATACAGTCCAAAGAGAGCAGCCGTAGAGGCATCTGAGTTATTGAGAAACCCAAAGATTCAAAACTATATAGCCAGAAGATCGGCTGATGTTAACAGATCATTTGCTGTAACTAAACACAACTATGTAAGAAGACAGCAGGTGTTATCTCAAAAATTAGTTGAAGATGGTAAGATAGATAAGGCGTTAGGATTTGAAACTCTTATTGGTAAAGCTACAGGACAATTCAGTGAAACTAACTACAATGTAAATATTAGTGCAACTGATCTAAAAGAACGTGAAGCTGAAATAAAAAGATTAAAAGAATTAAACGAAAAAAGAATTACAGATACCAAACTTCTTAAAGACTAACCTTCTCCATTTTAAGAATACACCCTCTTGGAAACACATTACGATCTGAAAACAACTCATCATTAACTTCATAACTTGCAAATGTCCGTACGTTTTTATTATCTTTGTTTAATAAATATGCATGAGTAACCATAGTAGATGGCATAAAACCAGACGCTGTATGTAAATCTGCATGACCGGAATCTCCAGTTATATCTAACCAAGTTATTTTATAAAAATAATATCTTTTCTTTTTAATGATAACATATTTGTATTTGGATTTCTTAGGACGTCTCATGGAATCTGTATACCCCTTTTTGTATAAGTAATAAATAAATATAAAAAATCATGCGCG